ACCTTCATATAACTACCTTTTTCCAGCGTGGTGCTGGAAGCATCGGCTACTAATTGAGCCCATTGAAATTCTAACTGCCCACCTGTTGCATCTGTGTGTATCGTGGCGAACACAGGCACGACGGTTTTGTCATTTGCGCTGGTTCCGTTGCCCTTGAGCTTTAATATTTCGCCTTCATCGTGCATGGCATTGAAATCAGTTGACGCTGCGGGTGCAGTCGATAGGTTCAAGAATGGAGGACCTGTACTCCCCCATTGGATTGTTGTACCAGTGAGTGAAGCAATGTTCCACTGGAATTGTATGTCTGGAGTTGTGCCAGTCAGGTATATAAGCAGTAATTCAACCACGTATGTAGAATTTTTTACCAACGTCACATTAAAATCTGACAATGTTTGGAATACTACCGATGACGGGGTAGCAGGTACTTGGGCTAGAAGGGGAATCAAGGTCGTACTCGCACCATCAGCTACTTCTACCACCTGAGTGCCGTTTCCATATACCAACATATTCTTAGTAGTGTCATAAGACACACGGCCAGCGCCAGTGTCCGCTGGAGTAGCTACTCCAGTCACCTGAAAAATCGTAGGGGTAACTATTCCTGCGGAGTTGACCGTTAAACCAGCAGTACCCGTTGAGTTCTGTACTTGTAATTTGTATGAGCCAGCCGCATCTGCGAGCTGCAATACGATGTCCGCTGCTCCAGCAACAATAGTTGGGGCAAAGCTAGTAGTACCTTCAAGCGCTGATTTGTATTGGTTAAGGTCAGCAGCGTTAGCTGTATTACCAGCCGTAACATTAGTTAGAGGCATTAGCTATATATCCTTCCCGTGTTCCACGCACTTGTATCATAGATCAAAACGTCACCGATGTCAGTTAGCTGGTTGATTTCTGCAAACGATACGGTATACACTTGCGTGTCTCGCCCGTCCTGCGGAATGACTCCAGCGGATCTTAGGTTCAGCATCTTAACTGAATACGTGCGATTGAAAATGTCGGTTAAAGTAATCAGCCTGTTAGCTGAGTTAAACAAAAACTCTTCCGACACTTTCGCGCCGTAACGAGATTTACCCCCGCCTTTAAGTGGCAAGTCATCTGCTACTAGTAAATCCATGTCGAATAAACGACGCCGCTCAGGAGCGATGGTCGTATCTAATACGGCGGATTCAACCGATGCCACGTTAGTTCCCCCAATAGGGCGAGCTAGCTTTAGGATGTACCTAATTTTATTAAACCGAACCTCGGAAGTAATGTTAAACGACGCATCATCGTCGGTAGCTGTGCCTATAACTGTGCCTGTAATGTCCCCACGCTGAACGTTTTGTATAAATGTGTCCTGATAATTGTCCGAATCTGCCACATAACTGATGGTGGTAGGCGAAGATTCGTTAGAGTTGCGGCTTAACAGACGCGCCCCATTGAGTAATTTCGGAGACGCTGCCTGTCCTACGTCCTGCCACGGGCCTACAACGTATTGATTTTCTGTAGATTGAGCAAACCTATAGGTCGGATCTGTGTCAGGTAGCATCCCAGTATTAGGTAATACCACCCCTCTAAGTGTTCCCGCAGAGGGAGGATTGCTACCTGTGCCGTCTGTTCCGTACAAAATCCACGGGTTAGTAGAGCCTAGAATGCTGCTCCCAGCTACATAAATCCCTTTAATTGCAGGGGTTTCCGTGAAGGTAAGGGTATGCCAGTTGGTAGTCATAGGCTTCCCTTTCATGATATAAGACACGCCTATGCTGTTCACAAGGGAGAAATACAGCCAGTCAGAGTCTCCGCTGATGCCAGTAATACGCCCGTCAAGCTCCTCTGAGCCAACTTGAGCTGCGCTAGGAGGCCATACAATCGTCATATTGTTATTAACTGCGTCGATTTGTAGGACTCTACGACCGTATTGGACGTAACAATTACCATCAATCCACACATAGGGACGAGATCCATTACCCGCATTGACGCTCCAGACCTCATTATCGCCCTGACTTTCCCACACATTGAGTGAGTCTGTACCGTCTGTACGCCAAATAGAGTTCACTTTAAACACATATACATAGCCGCCAACTACATCAAGTCCTGTTACCCAGTCATTTGTAGTAGTTCCCATAGCTATAGCACCAGACCATGCACCACCAGTGTTAGTCCCGTCTACGTTAGTCCGCAATCGTCCGTTCCCATCACAGGACCAAAGGATTGCACTGCCTGATGATTCTCCCCGTATGGCAAAAAACGATACTGCTGAATTAGCAAGGGTTGATTGATGCCATGTCGCCATGTTGTCTTCCGAGTAATAATAATTAATAGCAAGCTTGTTACTTGTAAGGGCTATAGCAAAGAACAAGGTACTGTTGAAATCAATTATGTCGCTGAAGTAATAGCCACTACCCACATCCCACACCATATTCCACTCTGTCCCTGACAAATGCCGGTATAAATAACGTCCCCCAATAGCCCAGAGGGACGCTGTAGAAGGGGAATACAGAAATTTTACTTGCGGAGTCGCTGCGTCACCTGCTGAAAAGAAGTTAGCGTTGGTATAGTTACCATTATCATCTAAGTCACTGTAGTTCTGGAAGTGATACGGGCCTGAGTACAGGCGATTTGCGTAGCTTGCATCCACTCCACGAGTAAACGAATACTTAGTCAATGAACCTGCTTCTTCATACTCGACTGAGTTAAACCCACAACCACCCTGCCAGTTCTCATAGGCCACTGGAATCTCTACCTCGATAGGTACGGAGGCATAATCGTAGGACGCTGTGTTGAATTGTGGAGTTACTTGGTCAGCTAATGAGGCCCTGTACCCCATTATTCCTTCTGTGGAATTCAACATGAACCCCACCTTCTGATTGTCTACCTCAAGGTACACATCATATGGCGTATCTACGCGGGAACCTGTGCTAATAATAGCCATTACTGGTACGGGCTACGGACGGTAGGGCGTTGTGGTATTACGTACCCCCATGACCGAGTAGCCGCTTTTTTCCTGTCAATAATCTGTATGCGTTGAGCTATTTGAGGGAACTCCTCACTTGTTAACCCTTCCTTTTCAAATAAAGTCTCTGCTGCTGCACCGTACAACACCTGAGCAGAGCCTTCATCCAGCTCCATAGTGTTCGTACATTGCGTACTGGCAACTGTCCCTAGCGTCGATAAGTATTGGCGACCTACCATGCGTATTTGCCGTCCCGCAGTAGGAACCCACGCTAGTTGAACTCGCTGAGTAGTGGCATCACGCCTAAGTAACTGAGCATCACGCCACGGGTACACGTCTTGTATGAGATTGGCAGACCCGTAATAGACCCATGCACGATTGAAAAAGGCTGTAACCCCAGCCAGTCCTCCAGCTACGATGATTGCCGCCGTTAGGGTAGTCGCGTTGGTTTGAGAAATATCCTTCTCTACCGTGAGCAATTCCCACCCCGTACCGCCGTGTAATGAAGACGCGGTGTCTCCGCTGTCATCACTAAACTGTAGTTTGACTCCTGAAGAATCCGTAGAATACAGCCATGCGCCAAAAGTCATGCGCCGTCCTGCGGCTTGGGCGGCTGTTATGGACATGGACCCTACTAATTGAGAGAAGGTTCCTGTCACAGCTAAGGGTGAAGAGAGCCTCATGCAACTAGTGTCATACTTGGGGATTAATCGGTCCACATTGCTTGAGGTAACTATCGTTGCAGCTAGTCCAGCAGAAACCCAGCTAGTTAAAGTGTCACCTGTAGGGTTAGCCAACACATTCCATTCAGAACTAATCGATGGTGGGTCTTCTACAAAGATATACATTGGGCCTGAGCGGATGTCAGGATTCACATCATAACTATCGGTTAATCCATCAGATGTAGTGGTGTCATCATAAATCAATCGGAAAGCATGTTCGAACACATCGTCTCGTAATCGAGCCTCGTCTAAACATTCAAATTTTTCTTCCGGATCATAGCGATGTACCTGATAATCGAGCTCCGTATCCACCGTTTCAGTAAACGGAGGATCAACAAAAACTGTCCCTGTGGCTGACACAAACTGGGTTATACGCCTTATTTGGTATTCTAAATTGCTCCCTGATTCAGTAATCCGTACATAAAAATCAATAATCTGGTCATCACCAAAGCGAGCGAGCTTAGTATCTACTAACGTATTGAACGTAACTGACCCTGCACTCGTAGTCTCACTAGCCCAGTAATCGTTGATGAACTTCGAGAATCCCACGAGCAAATCACACCCTGAGATGGTGGTAGTTCCACTTGTACCTGTGGGGAATCCTATACCTACTGGTCCAGCTACCATGTCAGGCTCCTATCTACCTTGTGCTGTTTTTTCAGCGTCCTCTAGATCGTCAAATTCTTTTTTCAACGCGGCGTTAACAACTACCCAAGAACTACCATCAAAGGAATAACAGCCCCCAGATCTAAATCCATCTGGGAGAGTTATATCTGTTACCAATTCATAACCAGTGGTAGTGAAATGAGATGATTCAGTAGTAGTCACGCCATTTACTGATGATACTTTCGTAGCATCCAGAGCTACAGTTACAGCATCTTCCCACGTCATCCATATTGTATTATCAGATTTTTTACGAAGTACAATCATTAGAAGTTACTCCCTGTTTCCGTGATGATCACATCTGTTGCTGAGGTTGCAAATCCAATATGGGTATTAGTTCCAACTGTACTTGTAATTGCACCAGACGAATCTGCGTAGACTTTGGCAGCAATGCTTAACCCTGATTGTTGAGTATCTTTAGAGCTTAGCCACTTCACATTTACTGATTGTCCGTTTGTTACAGTAGACTGCGCAATGCCAATAAACCCAGCACCGTTATCAGTTCCGCTTGTAGGTTGATACGCGCCACCCTGCATGTAATATGGTGAAGCATACGCCCACCCATTCCAGAAATACTTACCGCTGTCTGGGCTATAACTTAAGGTAAATGAACCGTTACTTGCCTGATTGAAGTTAACAAGACCACTCGAACCTGACGGTAACATTGGAGTAGTTGGAGTTACCGCTGCGCGATACTCTCCCGCACTATTTAACTGGAACGCGAATATTCGAGATTTTTTATAGTTGTTATAGTCTTTAGACATTTGAGTAACAGTTGGTAACCCATCATCAAGGGAGTTTGTAAACGGGCTATATCCTTTAAAGAAATCTGTTCCATCATCCAATAATGTAAACGTGTACATAGCCCAAGTAATCGTAGTGCCGCTACCAAAGGTTCCACAAACCGTGTAATTTACGTCAGGACTATCAGTAAACTGAACAAACCATCTATCATCTGCGCTACGGTAGCAAAGGTTAAGATTATAGTTATTTCTTATTGAAGTTTGTACATCTCCAACACTACCCCAAGAAATAGATCCGCCTGATACAGTACCGCATAGGTATTTAACTCCAACAGCTCCCCCACCTACACCCCATACAACAGTAATGAGATTTCTTGTAGGATCATACGTGGCTTTAATAGCACCTTCCGTAGTGGTGTGACCAGTGCCATCTAATTGTGTGGTAGCAATATTTCCACCAAGAGTAATGGTTGTGCTCCCCGCACTTGCATTCTCTATATCTGTATAATAAGTTCCTGCCGCATTTTGCCAAAATATAAGCGAGTACCCTAAGTCTGGAACATACAGGCCACACTTTGCCTTTGTCGCAGTGTTATCAGAAAACTGAGTAGTAGTGCCAAAAGTAATAGTTGTCCCATCACATGCTACTGGATTTACATATCCATACAAACCAATATTGCCGTTGGAGCCGCCTGTATATCCAATTTCGGCTGTATCGTCATACCAACTCATAGGGCCCTCAGATCCTGTATTACCTGCAAATTGCGTCGTTTGTGTTTTTGCAACAGTAAATGCAGTTGTCAGGTCTGACGAGTTTGTTGCAAAACCACCATATGCCCACCCCCCATAATACGGAGTGGATGGGTACTGGTAGTTTGCTTGCCAATGAATATGGAGATCGCAAGACTTGTCGTAATATCCCGTACCCGCACTTGCGCTCATTCCCCAGCTATAACCCCAAAAGCCTTGACTACTATTTAGTGTAGAACCGTCTCCTACTGCGTTACCTATTAAGGTATTAACTACTTGCGAGACTGTTCCTGCGGTATCTAACACCACTGCATGACCAGCAGCAATGCTGCCGTTAGCTACAAATGAGCCTTCTGCACCACCCCCAGCAGCTTCCCATGTAGGAGGGGTTGCAGTTGCGTCAGTACCACCACTCGTCAGCACAGTACCCGCAGCACCAAAAGCAAGTCCTGATTCTACGTCACTGTTATTGGTATATAAAGATTTGTTAGCACCAACAGTAGCGGCAGTCCCAAACGTAGGGTCACTTGTAGCTCCTGCGGAAGTCAAAACAGTACCCGATGCTCCCAAAGTTAAACCAGTAACGTTACCAGTAGAGTTAGAGAAATATACTTGGTTAGCTGTACCATCCAACATCGTTGGATCTATCTGTGAAATCGTCGCACTCTTAGTGGTATTGGCATCGTCTGTATCTGAAATAAGAATCTTGTCAGTACCATCTAGAGCTGCGGCTGCCGAAGTAGCGGCGTTTACATCTACCTCTACGTCTGTCGCATCAACATTGATAGCGTTACCAGCAACAACATCGAGAGTTATGACCCCAGCAGGAGACTCTACTCCTGATAAACCATCGCCAGCTACAACGTCAGTCACGTCTCCTGTAGTACTAGAAACGGTTTGTGTGCCTGTATTGTCTTCCCAATGCAAGGCGTTTGTTGCGGTGTTATACCACATATCGCCTACTACTAGGGACGTTGGGTCGCCAGCATCTGTCCTAGCCATGTTAAATCTGTCTTTAGCATCGACAGTTAAGCCTTTAATTGGCACGTCTCCTGCGTCTAATACGCCGTAATCGGAGCCTAACTGTACGTCTCTGCTAGTAAATGTGAAGCCCGTAAGGGTTGGAATCATCGTGACACGTAGTAATGCCACTGCGTCTTCACCATCAAGGTACGCCTGAACGCGCCCTGATGCGTCTGTAGTAAGAGGGTTGGCGATAGGCGTTACGCCTGTAAGCCCTATATACATTGTCTGTGTAATGTCGGTAGTAGTACCAAGCTGTGCAACTTTAATGCTCGCCCCAGCAATAGGCACACCAGAACTGTCTAAAACTTGGTAGCGTAATGCTTGACGAACCATGTCATCTCCTTAAATCAATAAAGGGGGAGCCCCTAAAGGCATCCCCCTCCATTGTAGCTTACTAGCCCCAGTTAGTTGGAAGAGCAAACGCGGCCACGCGGGTCGTGTTGTTTCCAGCTGAAGTACCTGCGATTAGCTGAGTGCTCGACTCGAATCTTCCCGATTCAAGCGTCACGTACCTCACGTCACTTGCAGCCATAGTGATAGCCATGTTGCCCTGACCCTCTAGCTGCGCTGGTGGTCTATCACCAGCCGTGATTGTAACGTTATCCGCAGCACCGGTAGAGTCGAAAATTCCCAGCACGATTGGACCGCCTACGCCGGTCGTGTCCACTGAAAATCCCTGAGCACCATTGACTACAAGATCCCAAGCTGCGGCTGGCAAGTCGCCTGTCACAGTGTTGAGGACCATTGATGTAACTGTTATTGGTGTAGCTGCCATTTATCTACCCCTTTCTATTGTGGTATACAGTCGGCGTTAGCCAACACGTATGGTCGCGTTATTTTATATCCAAACAAATGCAAACCCTTAACACCATCAGAGAACGAATCCTCTCGTCGGTACGCTTCAACGGTGCTTATTTGCTCTGCAAAAGTAACGCCGTCCGAGTGACCAGCGATAACGTAATTTCGACCTGCACCAGCAGAAGGAAGGTTGTTAGAAACAACAATTCTCATACCAGCAGCAGAGCCAATGATTCCGTTCTCAAGGTCTTCACGGTTTGCGGCAGTACCATATGCAACGAAGTTTGCGTTTTTCTGTAACCATCCGTGATAAAACGGAGGGATTACCACCCAACGGCCCTTACGGGGTGCATTGGCAACGTCTAATTTTACCGATAAATCAACAAGGTTTTCATACGCATCAACGTTTGCACCGTCACCAATAATCATGGCTCCTAGCGCATTACCTGTGTCAGCTTGCGATTGCATAGCAGACAATACCGAAGTATCGGCCTCGTCTCCAAGACCCCAAGCAGCGTCACGCATTGCTGCATCCATCAACGCACCGTCATCTTTTACTTGACGGGCATCAATGTCATCTACTTGGAATGCAAAGTAATTTGATGTATCTATCGTGAGCACCTGCTGAGAATCGTCAAGAGTCTCAGGTGCAATTACCGTACTGTTTTTGTCATAGCTGCCGATTGTTATTCGACCGATTGACGTAATTCTGACAGTATCTCCCGATTGAGAGATATCTCCTTCATAATTCCGATTACATAGGTTCACTGCTACGTGAGCATTGTCAAGATTCTCTAGTAGCGTTGCGGCCCATAAACTCGGAATAAATCGTTCTACAGTCATGATTTCTCCTAGCTAATAATTAGCCACCTCGGAGAGCTTTATTCCTCACTTCTTTCGGAATCTTCATAATCTCTTGTGGTGACATGTTTTTCATTTTTTCAATGGTCAACACTTGAGAACTAGATGATGCTCGCGCTGGTGTAGAACCAGCAGCTTGCTTGCTTTGTGCGATTTGATTGGGATTTCGTTGCCTCACCATTTCGTCTATATACTCCTTAGCTGATTGCATTGCCTCATCTAATGTTTTGTTTGGGGCATCCCAAATAGGGAGCCTTTGCACCTCATCAGGGGCAATCCCTCTGGCCTCGGCATAGCCGTACACATGGCTGGAAGCCTCCTGCACTCGTCGCTCGCCTTCATCTAATTGTTCATTTGTTACTTGACCTGCCACAGAGTCGGGTGAGGCCCCATTCAATTCCTGTCGCATCTCGTTTTTAGCTTCCAAAAGCATACTGTTATACTCAGTAGATTGCTGTTGCTTGGCGACGATTTCTCGCCCCTCTTCTGACATAACGTCAGACAGCCCTACTTCCATAAGAGTACGGATTCCGTTCACGTTTTCAACGGTTGCTTCAAGGTCTTTCTTGGTGGCAAACTGATCTATTTTGTTATTGAGCTTATCTAAAGAGCTGGTTGCGCGATTCGTGACATGTTTACTGTCAGTAAAATTCTTCTCCAGCTGGTCTATTCGCTCTTGTAACGCAGTGATCAGTGTGGATGGGTCTGTGGAATCGGGAGCTACGTATTCAGTTTCGCTGGGAGCCGTCGCGTAGGTATCCTCAGCTGGTTCTGCGTTCGTAATCCACTCATTCGTTTGAGCATCTACTTCTTGTGTCATTGTTCCTCCTTAGAACATCTGTGCTTATAGTCTAATTTTGTTTACACCCACCCGTCAACACTTACTCTTACGTTAATCAGCAAACATTACGATAGATTTAAGTAGGTTATGGAAGTTGCTAGGGGCTTGACAGAAGTAATCAACATGTGTTACACTGTGTGTATGCATAGCGCAGAATCTGGCGAGACGATAAATACGCAGTCAACTATGGACGACTTGAAAGCATCGGCTAATGAAGGGAAGCCGAAGAAAAAGTGGAACGGACGCTTTACGTTCCGAGGTACAGACTACAAACCGACGCTGTACTCGTATGAAGATGATCGGGACATGCTTGAACGAGCATTTCAAGACGGGGCATTCTTTGAGCGGTTCGATAAGAACTGGCCTGACGTAGCTGTCTCGCATGAAGAGCTGCCGGAGCAGATCGCAGACCATTGGATTTACGAATTCGATACTGGTAGAAAAAGACTACTCGTGGTAGATGAGGATTCTGGCGAGTATGAATACTGGTCCGAGCGACAAGGAATGACGAACTTGGTTTGGAAAAAGCAAAACAGGCACAAGCTGCCGAGTCACATAGAAATGTGGCGCGGGCGGTTGGTTGACTCAAGCCTGACATACAGCCAAAAGAATCATGAAGCTATGAAGCAGCGAATTGAACGCAGGAAAAGATGGCATCGTGACAACATCAGTTACTTCCATACCGAAGGTTCAATAATGAGAAATGCTCAAGGTGAAAATGTGTGGCGGATACTTGTTCCATCAAGACCGCATTCACATGACCACGCGACGTTTGATGAATACGAAGTGAAGCAAATAGTGGCAGAACATTACGCTGACCCGAACTGGAAGGACAGCGCACTGGCACTCTGCCCCAAGGCGCGACCTACCAGTTAGTCACTAGCAACGCACATAGTAGAGGGGGGCTGGATGCCCCCCTTTTTTTATCTTGCCTGATACTGGATGTCTTGCTTCTCTGGGGGGCGGAACATGTTGATGTCATCACTAATTCCACTAGCAATCGCGTCAGGTTGCATCCCCTGTTCATTAAGCACCTGCGTCATCATAAGTAACTGAATGTATTTCTCTGCACTCTGGGGATGGAACGAGATGCGGCGAATTTCATTTGCCATGTCTACCGTTGTGAACACTGACGGCCAGCCGCTAGGGTGTTCTTGCTGAGCCTCTAATGTCATTACAGGCCTTGACCCCATGTACACAATCGCCGACTCGTCTAATTTCTGGTCGTTTCTCTTTTGCGACTTCTTAGATTCGTCTATCATTATTTGGAGCTTGCTATCAAACGCCCCTAACACCGCCCTAGACAGCAACGTATCTGATGTTCTCATCACCACTTGGAACTCATGGTAACTATTGATACGCCTATCCCCAGATAGGTCCTCGACTAGTTTGTGTAGTACGTTAGCGTTCTTTCTGTTGGTGTCAGTGCTGCGAGACCCAGCAGCCGTACCCCCAATGACACTTGCCAGTGCATCTAGGTCGTAGAAGAACGTATCAAACACCCTGTCAGTGGTTCCGTAGTATTCTGTTTCGTGCGTGACGTAGTTTTTAGCACGTAGGATTTCCCGTACATCTTCTGGGTGCTCGTCTATTACGCCCCTCATTATTGATTCTGCGTGGTTGTAGATCTCTGAGCCGAACTCCGCTTCTATGTCTGATAATAATTTTAGTCTGAGGCTGTGGTCAACCATTCCATTTGGCAGCGCGGCGGCATCCCACGTTTCTGAAATTCTACGAGCTACACGCAACGGGGCCGTTAAGTGCTTGATGTCCAACTCTTTAGTTAGCGTTCTTTCTTGGATGCCTTGCATGGCATACGCATACGCATAATTTAACTTGGATAACTCTTGTGGAAGTCGACTGCGTGGTATTTGCCCTGATATAACATTTGCTGCGAGATCTTGTTCTTCACGCCACAAATCAGCTTTGGCATTTATAATATCCTTCCGCCTAGCCCCACCGACTCGACCGCTCGCGTCGTACTGCTGTTGATCTAACTCTTCTTGCCGCGCGTACAGATATGGGTTTTCACGCTGAATATCAAATTTCAGTTGTCTCGGTATCTCGCCAAAGTTCTGGTAGTCGGCATCTGGGTTCAGTTGCCGCGCTCGTATTAACACTCTGTCGTTAGGAGACAGTGGCGACTCTTTACCACCTAATGCCCCGAAGAGCAAATGCCAGTTAATAATTTCTTTAATGTCTACCTCACCATTGTTTAATGCTCTTTGGCTTTCTATTTCTCCCTGAATACCAAACGGAAGGTTACTTTCACCAGCAAGGTAAGCAGCCATTGCCATCCCAGTTCGCACATCTGTTAGCCCATCAAACTGAAACGTCTGACCGTTATACGTTTCTCGGTTGGCAATTACCATAGCTTTATCTACTAGTGGAGCTGATTTAGAACTTAGGATTCGGTTTCCTGCCTCGAATGGGTCACCTTCATCTAACGCCGACGCAGCCGTAATCCCTAAACCCAGCAAACTGTCATACGAACCCAACATTTTGTATTTGCGATTCCCGACTATAAGCGCCATGAAGTCTGGATTTTTTACCGTCTTGCCGTCTTCCGTCTCGCTAGAAAACAGATCTACAGGGTTAAAATCGGTCTCGTGTCCCATTTGTTTATTCGCCCACCATGTGAACAGTCCCATAGTTACAGCTAAATTAGTAAGAGCTCGTCGTGCTAGCTTACCTGCTGGGCTATTGTCTGCTGCTGCTTTTTCAAGAGTCTTTATTTGTGCACCAAAATATTTTGGTGCAAACAACAACGCTCGCTCACCCATACTTGGTCGTCCACTTTTCCAGCCTGTAAGGTTGTTAATCATCTCACCCAACTCCATTTTAGTTTGGGGGGTGAGCGGGCCTTCAGGCAAAATGCCCTTGTATGGGAGTCCTTGTAGCTTGCTAAAGTTTATCTTCGTCCCATATGAATCAGCAACAGATTTAGTCGATAGCAAGCTCTCTAGCAATTGGTGACGCATCATGTTCCCACCTTCAGAAAACGCAAGGTTAGAGACATTAATCCCCTTACTTGCGGCCTTAGCAGGAATATACCCCAGCGTATTCAACACCTGTTGAGCCATGCCTTCGTAATTTTTTTCCCAATCAGCAGGACTAGATAGATGGATTGATTTACCGTTAAACGGGTTTGTTACAGTTCGACCGCTAACTGGTCTACCTGTGATCGGATCTTTTTTCGTCCTAAAAGGAGTAGGGACATCACCTGCTATAGATAATCCGAAGAGTCTGTCTGGGACGATGAACTCTCCCATAGCGCTAGTTGAGCCGTAATGCAGATTGTACTCTGATTGGAATTTTTCTATTGACACTCTGTTTGCTTCGTACCATCGCACTTTGTATTTAGGGTTAAGCACAAACATTAACGCCCGAGTCTGTGCCCGAATCATGTCTAGCGGGCTTAACCCAAACGCACCCAAACCCTGAATGCCAATACCACTCAAGTCAAAGGAGGCTTGCAACGAACGTATTGCGTTATTGGCATTATCCCATTCGGCCCCAGCCTTACCCCAACCATGAGTTTTTGCTTCCGTATCAAGGAGCGCCTCTACAGCCTCTCCAAATTCTTTGTCTACTACGTGACCAGTTCTAGCAAACTGCGTCAGAACCTTACTGCTATCGGTTTGCAGAAAAGGGACGCTGCGGGTGATGAGCTCTCCCTCTACTAAAGTTCCGTCAGGACCCATTCTTGAAGGCTGGCGCATTGGGCGCCCGTCAGAATCGAATACTATTTCTTGGCGCTTTAAGATATCTTGATTAACTCCTTGAGCCTTTATTATTTGCTGCTCGTATATATCTTTACCTGCTTGCACACGATTCTTCGATGATATTAAGACGCCTCGTACACCGTCGAGCAATTGATTTAATTCACCAAAACGCGCTGGGTCAGCTCTGTTTTTACGTTCCTCAAGAGCAGGAATGATTTTTTCTTCTATTACTCTTATTTCGTCTTCCATAGTTTGCATCTTGCGCGTGTCATTTAATATCTGCCTGTTAGCCCACGCATCTTCAGTCTTCTCTGCATTAGGTTCAGTTTTTAATTCGTCAATTTGCCTAGCTAGGTTCGGGCGCTTTTTGAGTTCGTTTCCAAAAATCGTAAGTCCTCTGTCGTACAAAAATTGCAAATCGTCTATAGCTTGTCTTAACGCAGCAGGTGAGGCACCAACATCTGTGAGCATGTTGTCTACTACTTTAATTTGCTCAACTAATTTCTGCGCCGTTTTTGTAGGAATACGCAGGACTGGCTGGACCTTTGAACCTCTTGCACCTTTCACTAACGGGCGGCCAACTCCCAGAAAGTCATTAGCAAAGCTCCTTACTCGCGGTAATAAATCTTGACCACGGCTAATGTATTCGTTTCTTAGTGCTTGGTTTAATACATCTACCCGCGCCGTTTGCCCCCCTAGCGCTGCTGCTGCTTGTGACGCTGAACGGTACTCACGGCTAGCCTTAGGTAATGCTTTAGTTTCAATTTCCTTTAGAACTTTTATAGCGTTGCCCACAGCGTCTCTGTCTTCTTTTAACTTAACTTCTAATTCCCTAAACGAAGGAGACAAACGAGCTCGCTCTAATAACGTTTCTCCTCCTAGACCAGCACGAGGGGTTGTGACATAGCGACGTACCCAGTCGTTCAAAATTGCGTCCATTCCGGATTGGAGACGGATACCTACTAACACAGACGGGTTGCCGAGATAGTCGAGATTCCCACCCGCCTCTCTCATCCTTGCTGAGATTGCAGCCATTGACTCCCTGTACGTGCCTTCTCCTCCTTCGGCAAAACCTAACGTCCGTCCTGTAGTGCCTCTACTGGATACGTTCTCAAATCCCTTAACAACACTACGAGGAAACAAACCGTCGAACACGCCACTTCCTTCAATAGTGTCACCTAACCACGGGAGCTCGTTACGCCGCCACGCTCCTGCGATTTCTGCGATTAGCTTTGGATCGTTTCCATTTGCAGCTGTCTCAGCCATTCGGCGGTCTATTTTATTAAGACCAATGCCAAGAGATAACTCTAGGGCTTCTTGGCTTTTTATGATGACTTCGTATTCTTTGAATATGTCTAGCACCGCTGCGCCAGCGTCGCCCTTAAAAATGTAGTTGCCTGTCTTGAAATCTAGGCCGATAAAGCCCTCTGGATTAGCGTACTCGTCGTAAATCGCTTCTTGCTTCCAGCGACCGTTTTCCATAAACGAGTTTAGCGAACGCATATTGGGTTGCCGACTAACAGGATGAGTGCCAAATGGGATGGTGCTTTTATCAGCCACCCCGTCTACTCGTGTAAACTGAGCTGCTAAATGCCCATCCATTTGATGCTGCAACGTTTGGTATTCTGTTTCTAGCAGCCATTTGTTTTGGTTCCCATACGGCAAAGCAGGAACATCGAACCAGTCCATCTGCTTTCCGTCAGCTGTAACATATTTACCTCGACTAAATGCCGATAACTGATCATCAACTGCGGCTGGGTTCCAGCCTTTACTTGCTAAGTTCGCTTCTATTTGAGCCTGACGGTACAAATCGTCAAAGCTGCGATTCAGATTTTCCACCATTCCTGTGCCGACTTGTAATCCTTGCGGAGTCATTACGGACTCAAATTCGGCTGTGTCTAATTCCTTGACAGGTAAAGGGGATTGTTCTTTTGTCATTGGTGGGGCAGGGCGTTCAGGTAGCGGGACTTGCTCTAGCACACGCGCTCGGGCTATCTGCTGTACTTCAAGAGCTGCGTCAAAATCTTCAAAGAAAGGAACTGAGTCTCGTATCTGGTCGTACTCTGCCGTCGCGCGGCCATCAGGCCGATTGCCTTGAGGTATTGCTTCGACATCTTCCAGAACATTCTGCGTGTCACGAACCATCAGCACAACATCATGCTCACCGTCCTCAGGGCGCCAGCCCTCAGGAGCGTAATCACGATCAAACTTAACGCGAGCGACTGGCTTAAACCCTTGCGTCGAATACAGATTCGGCAGGAACCCGTCTACATCGAACGCATCGAGCGTTATAGCGTTTTCTGATGCTTGACCCAGAATCTCGTTGACATCAGCAACGCTTCCTTGTTGCTTATGCACAGAGATCAGATCGCCATCTATGGTGACTGCTGCTCCAGCAGTTCCCGTATCGTCAAAAAATATTAAATTGTCAGGATTGGAATAAAATTCCTCATCCTTTACATCGACTGCCCATCCGAAGGGGCTCTCTTCTTTGACGGATTGGACACTAGTCCTGAACTTTTTTCCAGCTCCGACTGAATCAACCAGCCTGTTTGCAGGGACTTCAGCTGGAACGCTCGTAGACGCGCCGCTTTCTCTGGCGATAATTTCTTTTTCGGCTGTTCGGATGTCATTGGGTTCCTCAATTCTTATTGTGCCATCTTTATCTAGCTTAATGACATCTTCCCCTGTTGTCCTGTACGCAGGTACGGTCGCTGGGTCAAAGTCTGGGTCTGTCAGGCGAGGAGTGTCTGGTAGGTTCGGGCGCACAGTTGCTCCGAGATCTACGTTTGCAGGAACCCCATTGCTTTCTTCCATCTGTAAGCGAGCTACTTCTAAGCGACGTTGCTGCGATATCTTGTCTATTGCTACTTCTAAATTATTTCTTACTGACGGGTCAAACTGTTTTAGCACTCTGTCCATATGTCGGCTACTTACCGTACCTGTAAGAAGAGCAGTTACTAACCCTGCCAATACGCGCGTCTTACCACCAACTCCCTGATTTTCTAGGTACAGGTCTGTTGACCCTGCGGTTGCTTGCATTAAGTTGATCATCGCTAGCTCTTTAGTGATCTTTGATGCAAACGTTCCTTGTGTAAGCATGGGCTCAATAAGAGCACCAGTTGTTCCAGTAAACCCCTTGACAATATTTCGCGGAATAGAAGCACCCTTAAATGCCCATTTATTAGTTGCGAACCCTATCCCAGCAAGAGCGCCTTTACCCGCCATTCCCGCGCCCGCGAATAAATAGTTCGCCGCATTAGTGCCTTCTTCTGCTGTTCGCTCCGCTAACCAATTAAACCCGTCTACCGTATTTTCTCCATACTTTCGTAACGGGATGTCTCCCCCGTATTTCACACTTCCTGTGCTAAGTGTGGTTGGAAGATTTCGCGTAATAATATTTTCAGGTGGAACGTCGGGGATGTTGAGCGGGGCTTCCCCACGGCCAACTAACTCATCGCTTAGCCCTCCATAATAACCCCGACCTACAGGGTTAAAACCTTTGGCATGCACTCGGCCTTCAGCAATTACATCCTCTTCGCTTGCTAACAACGCAGCCATTCTTTCTTCTTCTGTTAACTGCGCCAGTTCTTCGGGAGAATACCCTTGCGCTCCTATTCGTGAGGCTTGGGTAAGATCTATTAACCCGCCAAAGAGCTTACTAAACAAGGTTTCATCGTCTTCCTTACTTTTTTCTTTGTCGGGTTCTTTTCCACCACTCGGAGGAGGAAATTGCTTAGGGTCGAAGCCACGAGTATTAGCCTTCTGCATAGCAGGAATACCTTCGGCATTACTCGCTCTGCGGATGTCGTATTTACTAGCCATTATCGAGCGTACCCTCTAAATTTAGCCAAGTCCCTATTCCTGTCCATGCTCGGAGCACCGAACTGTTTCTGAGATTGCAGAGCTACGTCTTCTAGCGGTGCATTAAATTGCGTCAGCAAACTCGTGTTAAACATCTGACGTTCCGTAGGAGTCAGTGTATTTAACTGTTGGAGTGTAGGCAGCGGCAAGTTTCCGAATTGCAAGGCGTTCGGCATCGTGCCAGCAAACATGGCGTCTACGGCAGGTGGTCGCGTGGCTATATCTGAAGCTATGAGCTCAGCTTGGCTAGTCAGCCTCGGCACTGGTACTTCAGGGACGGTAAGCTGCTGGGATGGAGCAAAGCTGGTCTTGAACGTAGCTCGGTCTAGAGGAGTAGCAAACTCAGAAGTAGACATCCAATCCGCAAACGATGGCTGGTCTGGCATCGTTGAGGTACTGGTGTTTGTAGTAAAGGAAGCCTGATTAGCTTTTTTTACTAAATCGGCAGCAGTCTGTGCTCCTGCGATGCTGTCCGTCTTAGCTCTTGCAGCTTGATTAGCATCTAAATAAATCGGATTCCCATTCTTGTCATACCCTTTAACAACCGCCGAATAATCATAGTTTTGAGCGTTAGCGAGGGTTGCCTGTGCAGCTGTATACGCCTTATTAGCGTCGTTATAACCCTGTTCATTAAACGAGCTTGACTCAGTAACCGTTGGCTGCATCTCATTTATGAACTGCCCGAACTGAGCACGAGCATCAGCTCTTCTTTGCTCTCCTGCCTGACGGAACTCGGCATCAGCCCGCTGTGAGTCAGCGCGGGTACGTCGCTCATTTTCTGTTTTAATAGAATTAGATTCGTACTGCTGTATGTTTGTCATCTCTTTAGTCAGGTTGTTTAGCAAGTCGGCTTGAGTGATTTCCGGCAACGGAGATTGCCCGCCTCGGGTAAAGAACGTTCTGGCTAGTACGTCACCACCTTGACTCAGGATGTTTCGTATTAATTCACCCTGATTAGTAGCAGCATTAGCCATCTGAGGAGCTGTTTGTATGAGCGTCCTGTAGTTTCTACCTAGTTCGTTCAGGCTACTGAAGTAGTTGTTAGCCGCTAGCGTTCTCTCTAAACGGTTTTCTCCTGTATCGAATTGGCGTTGCTCTTCCCCGAATTCCCTCGTCCACTGATTGCGATCTTCACCAAACTCTAAGTTAAACTGCCTTTGGTTCTCAGCTAGGTTTCCTTGCGATACAGCTAGGTTGCCTTCTGATACTCCTAGATTGCCTTCTGAGACGCCTAACATTCCTGTTTTGTATTGCCAGTCGGGGTCGATTCCTAACGACGCGCCAATTCTAGTGCCCGTCGCAGCGTTAACGATCCATTGCTTACCGTCGGTTCCATCGGTAATGATCTCGGTATCTATCTCTACCGCGCTACGTTCTTGTGACGGGGTAGGCACACCTACAGTCCATGTTACCCCTGCGTCAGTTGTCATCTCTGACAGCCCCGTAGATTTTGTAATTCTTTGCATTGACCCATCAGCAAATTGCTTGTGGATGTATTGGGCTTGAGCCTCTGCTGTAGTTTCAGGTCTTGTGCGGAAATACTCAGAAAAAGCACCCGTGTACTCTCCATCGGGAGATACCGTTTCAGTAACGTCAATATCTTCATTTAACTTTTGGCTTATTAGTCTATATACTTTTTTAGGGTTGCCGGTCTCGTCATACAGAATGTTGCCATCTGTGTCAGTAGCATCCGTGATACCAATGACCATGTAGCCTAAACTCTCGAAGTCGTACACAGCCTCCACTTTGGCAAACGCTTCTTGCGCAGCCCGATAAGCTGCTTGATACATGGCGTTAGTTGGTTCAGTTGTTCCTGAGTTTGCTTCAGCTGCTAGGCGGAACTTGCGTTCTTTGTATGCGTTGTATTCCTCTCTGGTAATTCCTCCTTTTTTACCAAAGATAATTTCTAACAGTTCACGGGTTGAGGAGTCTAAGCTTTTTTCGTTGTTCGCTGCAGAAGCAGAGACTGGTGGGGGGTGGTCTACCATTATTGAGCTCCTTCCTGAGCGGCGGCCTGTTGAAGCAGCTGGACTGCCTCAATAATTGCCATCTTCGCTTCCATGCAAAAAGGCTCTGTACAATCGTACAAGTCTGCGCCATGACCGTGAGCGGCAAATGTTTTTTGCATCTCATCGAATGTAGCGCTAAACACCTTAGCTTCTTCAGGGGTGGCAAAGGCATCAGCAATGTAGTCCAACGCCATTGCGTTCAATACCGTTACCTGCCTTGCGGCGTCACTCATCAATGCGGCTAGCTCACCTGACATTAGAACATCTCATTCGCTACGTTGACCTGTCGGTCCATTTGTACATTTTCTTCCATTCCGGACGGAGTTACTTGTTCACCAACACTAAACTCATCAGTCACCGTTTCCTGCATCCCGCCCTGCGGAGGCATTCCGCCTTGAGGCGGCATCATTCCTTGAGGTGGCTGGACTGGCTGTGAATTCTGTAACATATTGTTTTGGAACGCTCGTAACACTTCGGCAGCTTGACCCTGCAAGCCCTTCAACATCATCATAGTACGCACTTGCTGTGCCTCTGGTGACATAAAGAGTGTGTTCACAGACGCCTTGAGGAGCTCTTCTTGCGGATTTTCGATACCCGAATTCTCCATAGCGGTCTCTGCACTTAGCATTCCACCGTATGTTTGGTATAACTGAGACCATACCATCATGTCTCGCATCTCAATCGCAGCTCTGTCTGAGGTGTGAAGCTCTACATCTACTGCGTAGAACTCGTCTATTTCTGCTGGCTTGATAGTTATTTCGCTAGCAGAACGTCGAGTGCTACCCGCTAACGTGACTGGTGTGTCGAGAATGTGCTCGATGTCTTGGAACACTTGCCGTGACGCGATAGCAATACAGGCTCGTAATGACGCTACACATCCGCCTAGTTTGACAGCTGCGTTACGCATATTCATGTCTGCTTCAGTAGCAGACTCAACTCCGCGCTGAGGTTGACCACCTAATGTACCCATCTTCGAGAGCTCTGACGTGTAATTGTGTACACGATCCATCATCTGAAAGACGGACAGGTTTACTTCTGGTAGCTTGCGGAACTCAATCTCTTGGTCATCTACAAGGTTAATCCGCTTACCAGCACCTAATTCAATAGGCGTGTCATCATCCATGATGTTTCTTGTAATGATTGGAGCGAACGTTGAGTAGCGTAACTGGATGTCTGCTGCGGTAAGCTGACGCGCTTCCGCCTGTAATACAGGGTGGATGTACCTCAAAATACCTACATACCTGTCAGCAGGGTCGTTGTTCGTGTCTACTTCACCCCAGCCAGAGTCTCTAATGATGTACGGCACGTAGCCGTCATAGTCTTTTCGGTCATCAGTGGAGGCTTCTGTTTCCCAGCAATACGGATTCATCTCGTCGTGAACCAGCTGGCCTGAGACCCACATTTTGTGTGAGCCCATGTCTTCCTTAAACGGCTTTGTGTACAGCTCGACAAACTCTAGCTTCTCAGCATCGCCGCCTTCAAATACGTCCTCGTACTCAGGAAACCTGCGTCTCGCTTCGTCTGGGTAAATCTCGTAGAACTCATACACATATAACGGGTCGTTAGGGGTGTCAGGGTCCTCTACGATTGTTTCGTTGGGCGGGACACTTACTTTCCATAGGAACTGAGACTGTGCAAGTTTTCGTAATCTGTTTTTGTATTTCTGCTTCTCCCCACGGGTTGCGTCCATTGATGGGGGATCAGGGATGAGCTCCCAGCGAAGCTCCTTCTTCATAACTATTCGACCGTCTTTGACGAGCTTCTTGCGCCCAGTAGCTAGCGGGCTTGCGTAATCTAGCTCAACACGTTCCCAAAACGCAGCTAGGAATTGACGCTTTCGCTCAGCTAGTCCTTGCTGCGCTTGTTGATCGTTGTCGGTGTGTTTCACAGGGACGTAAATGTGCGGTGTTGTGAGTATGTGGTCTGATGCGTTATCTACAGCGTTCCGAGCAGTGGGGGGAATAGTTGCAGACATGCCAGACTCACGATACTCACGCGGAATAATCTCCCCGATGTTGGGGTAGTTGCCGTTGTAAAAATCGGTGTCGTCTTTAATTTTTGAAAAATAGCCTTGATAGACGTTGTAACGTAAGCGCTTGTAGCGGCTGTAGTCATCATCGAACAACTCTTGGTACACTTCGTTGGTCATATATTATCCAAACGTCAGATAGTCAGAACGACGCGCCATTGACGTGGTGTTCTTCCTCTTTTTCGCTTTCATAACCGCTAAGGCCGCAGCCATCACAGAGTCATCGTGATACCCAACAGGATGTCCGTATCGAACAGCGCCGCCAGCTAACACAGTGCCTTCAAATAATTCTAACTCCTTTTTAAGTATTTCGTCATCTTTGGGAAAATGAACTCTCCCATGCTCGATTTCAGCGGCGAGGGTGGAAACGAGTATAGCTTTCGATTGGTTGCTGAACTTAAACGATGTAATAGAACAGCCTTCGCCGCGTAGGATGTCAGCCACAGGCTCACCCACGCCAGTCCCATCAAGGTGAATAGTTTGGCATTTGTATTTTTTGTACAGCCCTGCAATGCGCGGGCCAAGTAATGTGTAGTCCAGTCCATTGAATCTATCCCTTGCTACGATGCTTAGTGTCTTAATATCAATCACATACGCGACTGTGTAGTCTTCTATTTTTCCTATATCGAGACCCATTAAATACTGGGACCCTTTGGGCTCAGCCCAATCACCATCAAAACATGCGTCAATGTTTCTAAACACTTGCCCATCGTCTTCAACCCACTCAGCAAGGTACTGTTGTCTGAACTGAGCTTCTGTTAGGTCTCGTCTAAATTCTTCTAAATCGTCTTCGTCGATGTTCGGGTGGGCTAACGACGTGACTGAAGCGGAATAATAACGGGGGTTATCTTCCTGCCCAATTTGGAAGTACGTGCGGAAGTTTCCTTTGCCTTTGGCTATACCAATAGCGACTAGTCGCCCATCCGTGTCAGCGAGAGCGGGCATAAAGCTTGCCCATGCGTCAGGGTTTATATCTTGGGCTTCATCCACAAAGGCTGCCGTGACGCGGTCTCCCTGCAACCCAGTTGGGTCATCAGCCGATTTGGCCTGTAAACGCGCTCCTGTAACGAGCTCTATGAGCTTTCTGGTCTTGTCGTGAGACTTATACAAGTGCCTTAATGGAGCTCCACGACCGACAAAGAGGTTCCATACAGGCTCCCAGACCTTCATGGTCAACTCATAATTCGGGGCTATCACATAGATGTAGGGGGCGTGAACCATCCCAAAGTGCTCTTCTAGGGGCTTTAGAGCCTCACGAACAATCTCTGCCTTAATAGCAGTCGTCTTCCCAGCACGACGTCCACAGGCAAGAATCAAACGCTTCGAGTCACTGCGGCTATGGACGTGCAAGTCCTGCCACGGCCACGGGTCATATGCTTGGCCGTCGTTTATTTCCGTCCATACATTAGGAAACTCATACGTCAAGGATGTCAATAGTACGTGTCCCTTGCGACTTCAAGTAGTATTCGGCGAGAATCTTAGCGATGTCCTTATTCATTCCGTCAATAGCTTCAGTAGGTCGGCCTACATACAACTCCATAAAGAGTTTCTGGGCTCGAACGTCACCCTTAGTGGCTGACTTTATAACCGACTCGTACACAGAATCGAAATCTCCAGCAGCGCGATCCATAAACTGGCGCTTGGTTTCCTTCATCCCATGCTCAATGCCAGTGTTATTGGCTCGACCACTTCCCTTAATTAAAAATCCGCCATCTTTCTGGCGAAGAATAGGATGACCACCCTTACTATTCGCGATAATCATCAACGCACCAGACTCAACCTCAGTCACAACTTGGTCATATGAGCGGGTACCATAATCGCGAGTAGGGTCTAGAGTCGCAATAAGCTCTTCACTCATGCACGTTTCCGTAACTTGCCGAGAGTGGACGCTAAGTTGGCGCGTTTTACTGTAGTCTTGGAATATTTATTGGGGCTTCCTTTAACTTTTCTAGCGAATGCACCTGTACTCATACCAGCTCGCTTAGCCTGTCTACCGAACGCCCCCTTGTTCTTAGACGTAGCCTTCTTAATCCAATTAGCCATTGGTTACTCCTATCTTGGGGGGTATTTGGTTCTTCTCCAGTTACCAGTTTCGCTACGAGTTTCAGGACTAGCAGGCCCGCGTGGAGTACGAATACTGCTACCACCGACCATACGAACAAATACTCCAACACCACTTCCCTTTATCTTCGCTTTCCTCTTCTTCGAACCAGTACCAGTTAGCGCTGATAGATGTCTACCAGTTTGTGGACGCCTAACTGTAGGCTTCTTTACACCCTTACCACTTACCATTAAGTTCTCCTCTTGCTCTTCGCGTAACTTACCTTCTTACCACTCTTCTTTGCTGCCGATTTAGCCTTAGCCATACCCTTTGCACTGTAGCTATAATGCTTGTTTCCTACCTTTGGCATAACACCTCCTCATGTGTAACGTGAAATAAGTATAACCAAATCAGTTATACTTTAACAACCTCCACAGCTGGGGGGAGTTAGTGACTTTAACCTGTTCCTTTCATCATTAACTTCCCCCGCAACTTAAATATCTCGGAATCCCATGAATTATCTTTAAGTGGCCCTCCCCTTAAAAGGGGGTCGCGCCTAACTTTGACCCCACCCTTCGCCTAGTTATTTTTTTGTTTTATTGTGGGGCTGTATATAACTATTTTACTTATCATTACCACCATGCAGCAACGTACCAACAAACCAAGACAACATTATTTTTCGCTGAGCGCTGCATATTATTTACATAGGGCCGTATCGGTACACCTATCAACTCATACAGCTACTAACTATCTATCCCAGCCAATTACCAGATAGTTATCTGCCTATCCTGTAGCTACTAGTGACGGTCTTAATCCTGTACTTCTATTAGTGCTTTACTCCCTTAGTGATTAGCTACCCTTCGAGACCGTAGAACCAAGATAGACAAATAAAAAAAATCCTCCGAATTCTGGCGCTACTTTTTAATTGGCTAACCTCCTTGCTGTGTATGGTGTTTCTGCTGATTACCCTCAAAGGCTTGACAGTACCCTTTACAGTTATGCTATAGCTTTCACACAAAGCGGAAGCATAACCGAAGGGAACATCAGAAATGATTACAGTATTTAACACCAAGCAGAGCTTTAACTACCTGAAGGATGCAAACGACATACGAGAAGCAAGGTTTAACCTTTGCAAGATTGTTAACCGTATAGAGATTGAGCTGGGCAGCGTACAAGAGACGATCGGAGTTTCTCCGGTAATGCTCGGCAAAGCGTTCAACTGTTACAGGGAGATCGGACAGGTTCAATCGTCACTACTCAACGCGATGACAATGAGCATTAATCTTAAGCGCCAGACACTTCTAACAGACTGGGCAGATGAAGCAGAACAGAAAATGCTGGATTTTGAAATCGAGCGAATAAACATCCAACGGAATTTAATTGAAGGGATGCAAATAGAGCTGCAGCAAGCAGAAGGAAGGTTAACAACTCAGATCGGACAATGGCAGGACCTTGCCAACGTAAGCAACTAAACCAAAAGCACAAAAAGGGACAATATAAAAATGACTACAGCAACGAAAAACAAAAAGGCCAGCAAGAAAAAATACCCGAAAGTCTCCGACGAGCAGAAGCTGCAAACCGCTCAGGAAAAATTCGACAAAATGGCGATCCGCATCATTGAAGAAAAACACGTCATGTTCTGGGATGCGATGCAGGATTTCGGCATGGGCCGCCACTGCGGCAGAGATGGCAAGGTCTACAAGGGAGTACGAAACCAAGCCTATCTGGCCGGTGAGGCTTGCCTCAACGATTACCAATCTAGGCAGTGGCTAACCTACAACAGGATCGCAGAGCTTGGGGCATTCGTCAGAAAAGGCGAATACTCCAGCCAGATATTCAATATTTTCATGGCTCCGCTCAAGTGCTGGCACAAGGGAGACTGCGACTGTGATTATATCGTTGTCACGGTCCCAGCTGGCAATGGTTCAGTGAAGCGCGAGCGCCACTTAGTCAATCCGGAAACTGGCCAAGTCAAGAAGACCAAGAGGACCGGAGCGCTGGCCGTGTTCAACATCGATCAAGCAGATTGGAGCGATGCGCCAGAAGGGAAGCCACAAGATCCAACAATCGATCTAGACGCTACCGTCACGGCTCATGAATTAGCAGATTCGATCATCAATCAGTATGTAGAAACCACTGGAGTTAAAGTGGTAGAAGTACCACTCTCACAAGCTCCAAACTGGACCGAGCATCCTGATCAAATCAATCTACCGTTGAAGGCTCAATGGACCGCAGAAGGCGCTTACTACTCAACTATATTCCACGAGATGGCTCATAGCACATCGATCCGAGATGACAAGAGAGTCAAAAGGGATCTGCGTGGCTACTACTCAAAAGGCCAGCACGTTAGAGGAGCTGAAGAGATGGCAGCAGAGATCGCAAGCGCTTACCTAAGAGCTTATGCAGGGATCGAAAGTGAGACCTTAACGGATAACTCGGCAGCCTATGTCCAAAGCTGGGCCAATGTCATCAAGGACGATCCAAAAGTGATTGCTGAGTCAATGGATTTAGCTGACAGGATTAGCCGCTACATACTAAGCTGCGCGAAGGAGTGTGCAGCCTAGTTAAGAGCCTCATACGGGCTGCCCAGAGCGATTTTGGGCAGCCTCAATGAGTAGCTTAACAATTAAGTTACCAGAGTCATTAAGAAGGGAATTAAAATGACTGAGCAAAGAGAGTGGAACGTAAAAATATTGGCCGCAATTTTGGAAGGAACTAAGCAGCCATACAGCCAAGCACAGATCAGGAGCGCATTCAGATCAGGCAGTCTGATTAAGCGGACTACTTGGGAGCCTATCCTAAAGCGTGATGTAGTTGTAGTGAAGTATGAAGATCTAGACTTAACCGCTATGGGTAGGAAGATTCAAAAAATAATTGATCTCCAAGCCGAAACCAGAGACTTAGCACACAAGCTGCGCGGCTTTGATGTAGTGAACCCTGAGATCGCTTATGAGGTCGGAGGGTTCCACGACTTTTACGAAGAAACCCACGAAACTGAGTTAGCTACATTTACAGTCAAGAGTGAGTCCTACGGAGGAGGCAAAGACGAAACGGGGCAATATGGGCACACGAGGATTGTGGAAGTTAAGCAAGTTGAGGAGAAGGACGTGGACTGGAAATGGTATGAAGAGGGAGACGACATGAGGCATTCATATTATGCACCACGCTGGTCAACTCTTACCTTAATAGTTTACGCAAATAACAGGGATTATGTAGAGAAAAATCCGCTTTACACTAATAACATTTATGGGGCCGTTTTTTCTGGAGAGACTGCGCCTGATGGGTCAGCTCATGAGGAGGATTATGTGAAGAGAGAGTATGCCCGATACCGAAACTCAACTTGGGCCGCATTCAGCGCTGCTAAAGACATGGCACAAGAGATGCTCTTGGGAGCTCACGCAGTCGAACTAGCTAAGCAGCAGGAGGTTATGTTCGTTGGGTTCGGACGTCCTCAAGTCTGGACTAGTTAAGAGCAGGGTAGATTGTAAGGCTTGCTGATACTTGACGTAGGCCTTACAATCTTTTTAGAGTTAAGCACAGAAGGGAAATTGAAAATGGATGAATGTATACATTGCGGAAATTACAAAGCGGAGGGTACAGTCTGCGATGACTGTTTCCCCCGATCCGAAGATGAACGGAGAGACGATAGACTCCGAGAAGGATTCAACTCAGACGGGGAACCCTACTAATGGAAGTTTTAATACTAGCGCCCCTAGTTTTAGGGGCGCTTATACACCTAACTCACGAGGCGATAACAGGAGGATTGACAATGGCAGTTTGTGGAGATTGCGACCAGCTGGAAAGCTACTGTAAATGCGATGAAATGTATATGGCTCAATGCCCAACGTGTGATGACTTATATAACACTCAACTAGGCTGCGAACCATGTCACGAGAGAGCTAACTGGACTGATAACAAAGCAGTAGCGGAACATAATTTTGAACTAGCACAGGAGGATTAGAACGATGACTAAGGAAATAATAAACGAAAGTAAATGCCTAATTTGTAACAAAGAAATAACGGGTACGATTCATAACGCCCAACCAGTCGAAGAGGGATTCTGTTGCGATGCGTGTAACACCACTGTAGTAATTCCAACGCGATTATTCACGGCGAAACTGAAGCGTTGCTGGACATAGGGAGAATAAAATGACTGAGTTAAAACACTTGAACAATCAACTAAGCGACACATTCATGTTCCACTTTGGAGGCCACGGCTCATGGGCTCGATTATTAGGGCAAGGTGCTATCAAAGTGAATGGTGAAAAAGTCTCTACGGATATGCGGATAAATAGTGGCGATGAATTGGCAGTAGGTAGGAACCAACTGTTTGTAATCGGCAGTGAAGTACAAAGCGACAACGACAGGGTAGGTCCATAATGAATGAGAAAATAGAAAAAATAATAGCTGACTTGGAAAGCATTAAGTCAGAGATCATTAACACCATTGATCACAACTACTTGAGTGAGCGAGAGAGCGCAGTCAAGGGCCTAAACAATTCGCTCTCAGCTTTAAGTTGGATTGAAATATTTACAGAAGAAAATGAAGCCAAGCACAGGGACTTAGATGAGGCACTCATAGTAAAAGCGACTAGGAGGATTCTTAAGCCAACAGAAACTAGTTAACTCATCCCTTCGGGTTAACTACCAGAGGAGCCTTCGGGCTCCTCTTTTTTTTGCAATTCACTCATCAAAAAATAACGCCTAGCGCCTTTGTCCTTCCAAGTCACAATCACTACGCCAGTCTTGCCAGTCTGGACCGCTGCCTTCTCAGACTGAATGACCCCACGCTCCAACCACAGAGGCATTTTTTTAATAAAGCTTTTAACCTCAACCGCCAGTGACAACTGCCCTACGCCATCACACAGGGGACAAATACCGTTCTGGGTTTCTACGTCAGCTATTTCCTTACCAGTGGACGGGTTACGCCACGTCACGGTCAGCATGACGCGATTTAGGATGTCTCTGACCGTTCTCTCTAAAGATAAACCTCGGCTCCGATTGTTTTTACCACGCTTACTGGCCTCATCACCACTAAATACCTCAAGCAATGTTTTGCTCATTTTGCTTGGTTCCTTTCTTTGACGAGCCTATTGTTAGTAATTTATCGATCACCGTTACTGGGTCAACCGTACGCGGTAACTTGCTGAACGCTTGCCACTGTAGCTTGTACAGCTGCTTCAACACAGATTGCCGATCCCCTACCAACTGGTATTGATATTGTGCCCTGTCTATAGATCCCTCCACGCTGACGCTCGGCGATATAGTTTCCCCGTTTTCTCTATAGGCCATATATCGATCCTCTGTTTCGCACTGCCAGAGCAAATCTTGCATCACGCGCACTTTCTCATATTCGCCATATAGACCGCTGAAACATTCGGCCACCGTGGCTTTATCAATTATTATTTGGTCGTTTTCTTCTTGCTGTATTCGCCTCAATACCAAACCGATCTCGTTCATGGCGTTGAGCACAACGGGCATGCTACCTTGCATACTAGGTGGCATAATTATATCTCCTCAAGTAATGTCTTATCCATATAAAGTCACAATCTGATTAAGTCGCCTGTCCATAATCGTGTACTCGGCATCGTCCTGATGCTCCGACAAAATATCTATGATTCTTATTAAGGACTCTGAGTCCAAATGTTTAGGGTCCCAAGCAGTCAGGATGTCACCCATCCCGCAGAAACCCACTAACAAACTCAACGCCTCAGCCAACATCTCCTTGTCCCCAGCGACACTTACTACATCCATGCATTCTCCTTCTCATTCTCTCGCTCCTGATTCTCTAGGTATTTTTTCACATTCGGGTATCCTGACCATTCATCATTATCTTGTTGTTCTTCAATGACATCACGAGCAAGCAATAGAGCACCGAGCACTTCTTCATAGGTTAAATCTGGGCAAAACTCTGTCCGTAATTCATCATAAATTTTTGACCAATCTTCAAGCCTGTCAATGCAGTGAGACACTGCTTCAAATGGGGTTTTTAATGGGCGATCCTTTTCTAAAAACCATTTCCGATCAGCAAAATCGTATTTGTCCCTCCTAAATTTCAAGCCCTGATACATTTGCAATTCACTTTTCTTTGTCATATCTTCTTCTCCTTAATCCCATCTCGGTAGCTAGCTTTACTTCTCTTCCTACGAAATCGTGACATGCACGACACACGCAGATGATGTTCGACTCGTCTAATATGCTTCCTCCCTGTGACCTAGCTAATAACTCATGCAAGTCAACGCTCTTCCCTGTACATACATCCGGTACTTGTGCTTCACACTGCGGATGTTCTTTCAGTAACTTCTCTACCAACTTCCGCCGCTCGACATACTTAGCTGCCATCTTTTTAGAGCGCGGCTTCAGGCGGGAGCGTTTCATTTCTTACTCCGCACCGGCTGACGGCATGTTAAGCAGTAACTAGCATCACGAGCACGATCAAGTTTCCTTTGTGCGCGTTGCTCCTTTTTCTCTTGTTTCCATTTCTCCTGAAGCCGTGATTCGCGTGTCACTTCGGGGTCTTGAAACCGTAGGAAGCCAACAGCCTTCTGCTTTGGTTTT